TGATGAGTGAGCCGTTGATTGTTTCTGATGCTGAAGCAACCCGAGCCGAAGAACTTATCAGCATCTACAAACGTGGCGTGAAGGATGCCCTGAAGACGAACCCCGTATCGTTTGAGCTTGAGCAAGTCTGCCTTGAAGTCTGGGCCAACAAGCAACCTGTGGAGGTGAAATGAAAGCACGTGACAAGCAAGTGGGTGGTGAGCACTACAAGAGTATGCCGATTGAACCGTGGGATGTTATTGATACGTGGCCTCTTGAACAACGCATCGGATACTACCGAGGTGGTGGGTTAAAGTATGTGATGCGCATGGGTACAAAAGACGAAGCCCCGCAAGAGATTGGTAAAGGTAAACACTATCTTGAAAAACTATTGGAGGTACTAAATGAAAGAGACACACCTGAACGACCCAGCACAATCAGTAGTCAACCTGAGGCGAGCAAGCGCAAGACTACAAGAGATATGCGCCAACGCAAAAATAACGCAAAGCGAACTCGATGAAGTAACTGAACTAAGCAAGCTGGCGGTCAGAGCATCAAGCATCATACTTGTGTGGGCTGAGGGGGTAGTTAGTGACACCTGAAGCCAAAGTAAAACGCAGAGTTAAAGCTGTGCTCGATGAGTTAGGCGCCTATCACTTCTTCCCTCTCATGGGAGGCTTTGGGCGTGCTGGTGTGCCTGACATCATTGGGTGTTATAAAGGCTGCTTTTTTGCTGTTGAATGTAAAGCGGGCAATAACAAAACAACCGCCCTTCAAGATCGTGAGCTTGAGAAGATTCGCAAAACTGGCGGTGTAGTAATCGTCGTTAATGAGGAGAACCTTGAATATGTCAAAGCCGCCATACAAGCGCATGCTAGTCGTTGATTTTGAAACACGATGGAGTCGCAAGGACTACACGCTGTCGAAACTTACAACTGAGCAGTACATTCGCAACAACGAGTTCAAAGCGTTCGGTGCATGCTTCAAAGACTACGGCGTTAATAACACCGAGTGGGTGACACACGATAGCCTACCGGCGTACGTCAACAGCATTGACTGGTCAGAGACTGCGGTGCTTGCGCATAATGCCCAGTTCGATGTGTCGATACTGGTGTGGGTGTACGGTGCCAAGCCGTGCTTCATATTCGACTCGCTGTCCATGGGTCGTGCCTTGCGTGGGGTTGAAGTTGGCAACAGTCTAGCTAAGTTAGCTGATGAGTATGGGCTACCGCCCAAGGGCAACGCGGTTCATAGCACTGATGGGTTGCTTGAGCTAACGCCAGAGATTGAAAAAGAACTAGCCGACTACTGTGCGCACGATACGTTCCTGTGCGAAGAAGTGTTCAAGCGACTGGTGCAGGGGTACCCCGCCAAAGAACTACGACTCATTGATATGACGTTGAAGATGTTTACGAACCCCGTGTTAGACCTTGATAAGGAGATGCTCAGTGAGGCCATTGAAGAGGAAAGAACAAAGCGCCATGCGCTACTTAGCAAACTTGGCATCGAGGAGACAGCCCTTGCCAGTAATCAGCAGTTTGCTGATGTCTTACAGTCAATGGGTGTCGAGCCGCCAACCAAGGTCAGCAAAACTACAGGCCGCAAAACGCTTGCTCTCGCAAAGAATGACGCTCTTTTCCAAGCACTACTCAACTCCGACAATGAAGATGTGGCGCTCTTATGCGAAGCGAGACTCGCCGTTAAGTCAACGCTGGAGCGTACACGGGCGCAGAGATTCCTTGACATCGCTAGTCGAGGAAGCCTCCCAGTTCCACTTAACTATTATGGCGCACACACCGGTCGATGGTCAGCAAGTAAGGGTTCTGGTCTTAACTTACAGAACTTAAAGCGAGGGTCGTTTCTTCGCAAGTCGATCATGGCACCTGATGGCTACACGCTAGTTGTTTGTGACTTGTCGCAGATTGAGCCTCGTGTGTTGGCTTGGCTGGCTGACTACGATGCTCTGCTTAATATCTTTAGCTCAGGGCAGGATGCTTACGCTCAGTTTGGTGCGCAGATGTTTGGCATACCGAGCTTGAGCAAAGAGTCACACCCCGACCTCAGGCAGTCAGCTAAGTCTGCACTGTTAGGCGCTGGTTACGGAATGGGTTGGGCATCGTTTGCCGCACAGTTATTGACTGGGTTTCTGGGCGCACCGCCTACTTGTTACGACAAGATGTTTGCTAAACAGCTTGGCATCAACGCTGAGTACATCGGCAACTTTCTGGAGTGGGACGACAACACTAAACGTCTTAGTGAGATACCGCATACGTGTGCTGAGAATGAGTTGCTGATACACGCTGTGTCTGCTAAGAAGATCATTGACAAGTACCGTGACGCCGCTCAGCCGGTCGTTCAGTTCTGGCAGCTATGCCAAGAACTTATTCAGCGTAGCTTGTTTGAAGGTAGGCCATACCATCACAAGTGCCTGCAATTTGAAAAAGAAAAAATCATCTTGCCAAACGGTATGGCTTTGAAGTATCCTTTGTTAAAAGGAAATGCCGACGAGAAAAGTCGGCTGCAGTGGGCCTACGGGCCAGATGGTAAGAAGTTGTACGGTGGGAAGCTGACTGAAAACATCGTTCAGGCAGTGGCTAGATGCGTCATGACTGACGGTATGCTGCGGATACAAACTACGTATCCGTGCGTATTGACTGTGCATGACGAGGTTGTATGCCTCGTACCTGAGGCAGAAGCAGAGGACGCTAAAACTTGGGTTTTAGCGCAGATGGTAATGGAGCCGAAGTATATGCCGGGGATTCCACTTGCGGCTGAGATTGGTTTCGCTAAACGTTATGGAGATGCAAAATGAAAATACCGAAGAGAATTACAGTTGGTAAAAAGAAGTATGACGTTGTTGTGTGCGACCGTGGGCCAGTCAAAGGTGTAATGGGTGGCGTGTCGTATGACAACAAACTTGTTACTGTTGGCACACGCAGTTGGTACAGCAACAAGCGATTCAAACAAGAAACTATTATCGACACGTTTTGGCATGAGGTCACTCACGCCATACTGCAAGACATGAAGCACGAGCTTGAAGCTGATGAGAAGTTTGTCGCAGCGTTTGCCAACCGTCTGACTAAGGTTATAACCAAAGCGGAGTTCTAATGACAGAGCATAAGATCAAGTGGTCACACAGCAGTCTCAAAGATTACGAGGGTTGTGCCCGTCGATACCATGAAGTCAAGGTGCTGAACAACTACCCTTTTCAAGAGACTGAGCAGACTCGATACGGTAAAGAGCTACACAAAGCCGCTGAAGACTACGTCAAAGACGGCACGCCTATACCCAAGCAGTTTGAGTTTGTTGCACCTGTGATTGATGCGTTGATGGCAAAGCCTGGACGCAAGTTCCCCGAGCACGAGATGGGGTTGACCATTGATCTTAAGCCCTGCAATTTTAAAGATGGCGCTGTCTGGGTACGCGGTATTGCTGACCTGCTCATAGTGGACGACGAGAATCTTACTGGTTGGATCATCGACTACAAGACTGGCAACAATAGATACCCCGACACCGACCAGCTTGTGCTGATGTCGCTCATGACCTTTGCGCACTTCCCTCACTTACGCCAAGTTAACTCGGCGCTTCTGTTTGTAGTTAAAAACACTATTGTCAAATACCGCATGGAAGTGGAAGATATAGAACCTGCGTGGTGGCAGTATCGTCAACGGGTGTCAAAGCTCTCTTCGTCTTTTGAGCACAACACTTGGAACCCTACGCAAAGCGCACTGTGCAACTGGTGCCCAGTACGCACATGCGAACTTCACCCAAAACATTAGGAGCAAGTCATGGCACGTGATTACAAAAAAGAATACCAGCGCGACTTAGAAAAAGGAAAGTCAGGCCCTAACAGCGCACAACACGAACGTCAACGTGCTCGCCGCATGCTTGACAAAACTGGTACAGATAAAAATAAAAATGGAAAGGCAGACGCCCGAGAGGGCAAAGACATTGACCATGTCACACCAATACGTAAAGGTGGCAAATCAGTTCGTAACAACCTGCGTATTAGAAGTAAAGTAGCCAACCAAAAAGATAACGGTAGATGAATTTAATCCCTCCACAGGAACTTGCTGACCTGTGGTACTTACGCTATGCGTATGCGTGGGTAAGGTCTAACGCTTTACCTAAAGAACTGCATGGGGTAGCCGACACGTTAAAGAAAACAAACTGGTTGGACTACCACATGGGGTTAGATAAAGAAGGGTATTTTGAAGTACTACAACTAAAAGAGGAGCGTCATGCAAATCGTAGAAAACAAAGCGTTAGTGCTGCGCACGCGCAACCCTAACAAATACAGCATCATTCCAAAGTTTGCTGTTGTTGGGGAAAGTAA